CCGCCTGAACAGGGCGTCACGCGAGTACTCGTCTCCGAGTCCCATTTTTAGTTAATATATTAGAACTTCTGTCCTTTATGTGATATTCATGCACACCCGACGAGGCTTGAGACGCGTCCGACGCGCGCGTTTACTGACCTTTCGGGCGCGGTTCGCCGCCTTCCGCACTGCGGCGGATGCCGCAGTCCCAGGAGCCGTATCGTAATAGCCTGATGATCCTCCAAGGAACATCCACGCTAGTACGAGAACAAGAACAAATATCGCTCCCTGGAGAATCTTACTCAAGGTCATTATTATTACACTTTATTTTTTTTCAACCCTTAGACCAGTAACACTAACAGATGTTATATCCTTAGTTGGCTGGGCCGCCTCAATGGCCTCTATGGCCTGATCGACCCGAGCGCCATCATTGTTAAAAAAATTCAATAGACCCGTGCGAATAACCTGCTTCGTGATGGCACCCTTTGACTTTTTCTTCTTCAAGTTCACCTTGACCGTATCCTTGACCTTGACTGTGTCGATATCGTTCGTGTCCATGTGCTGTGTAATTTGCGCCTTGAGCTCCTTTTCGCGCTTATTTAGTGCAGAAAGATCCTGACGAGCATTGGCCAGCGTGAGCTTTAGACCGATCCATTCCTTCATGGCTTCAGAGAAATCCATTTGTTAATAGTTGAGAAATGAACGACGCAAGTGCTACGCACTTACTGATACTCGCTGGAAATCTCAAAGTGTGGGCGCATGGTATCTGGAGGAATGGTGCTGAGGTTAAAGATGGACACGGGCGTCCGTGGGTTAATTGGCTCCGAGCGGAAGTCGCGGTTCGCGTTACGGAGAACACCGCCAATCGTCTCTGGGTAACCTATCTGGCTACGTGGGTCTAGGTAGTTCTGGCCCTTGAGGATGGCGTCTGGGGCGAACTTACCAAAGTCCTCCATGACCGTAATCTCACGGGGGATAAGCCCTGCTGCGCTCACGTCGTAATCCATGCCATTTGCCGCCATAGGCCCTGCGGCGGCGGCATTGTAGGTTGCTCCAGGGCGATCAAGGTCAGCGCCTGAAGGGCCAGCGTAGTAACTCATTGAGGGGTAGAAAAGGGCGACCAAAAGTACCACAAGCAGGACAATCGCCACTACAGTCTTGCGGGGAGGCATTTGTTATTATGTGCATACTTTTTTCTGGGGCTAGTCGACATAGTCGGCTGGATCCTCCTCCTCGGCCTCGACCTCATCCTCAAACATGTACTGAGTAGGGAAGGAGGGGGGTCGGGCACCGCCGCGGACACGGGCCTGGATCACACGCCAGACGGGGCCAAAGGACTTCTTGAGGAACCACAGACCCGCCAGCTCGACAAACAGGTCGCACTGAGCGCCTGGCTCTACTGCCGAGAGTTCAATGGCCTCCTTCTGGCTGTTGAATGCCTTGGTTACCACCTCGCCCTTGAGTTTGGCCAGGCTAGCACTCAGGCACCCATCCGTAACGCTGCCCTGAAAGGCGGCCTGGATGGTCTCGTCACTGAGCTCGCGCCCAAACCACTCCACCTTGGACTCCTTGGCCTTGGCGACAATCTCTTCATCAATAGCCGAGAACTTATCCTCCTGGACCTCGATGGTCAAAGAAGACGTGAGCCCCTCCTGGACCTTGACATTATTCAACTGCAACATCTGGCCAGTGATCTTCAGAAAGTAACGACCATCGGGCAACTTCTGGGGAGATGAGAACTGCATTATGTTTTAGTAACTAAAATATTCTTTAAGATTAATGTGCAGTATAGACTGTCAATGTTTGCCAGGTCCTACTGGAACATTCTGCGGCTGGATAGGAAAGGCGGATGGAATAGTCCGTCCATGTGATCCTGGGTGCTGTCAGCCCAAATGCGATGGTCCACCCCCTTCAGACCTTAGTCAGTACCAAGCGACGACTGGAGTTGGCCTCCCTCCTGGGTTTGGCCAGGACCTGATGACGAGCGAGAGAGCCACGAAATTCAAACTCGAGTCAGATTTTGAAAACCTTCCGCCCAACTACGGGCCTCCTTATCATACTCGCTTCTTCTGGTTACTTTTTCTCGTAGGAGTGATGGTTCTCATGTCCCTGTTCCTCATATAAAGACTGGGTTCCCGTATATAATAGAAATGGCCACTCTTGACTCTCTTGCTCTTGATATCTCTGCTGTGCAGAAGGACCTGAAGGCCCTGCGGAAGATGGTCCGCAAGGTCATCGGTGATATTGAGGACCCAACTGGTGAGAAGAAGGAGGCTCGCACCAAGAACAACGGCTTCAATAAGCCACAGGTTGTAACGGATGCCCTGCGCTCTTTCCTGAACCTTGGGGCCGACGAGATGATCTCTCGGTCTCAGGTTACCAAGGCGGTAAACGCCTATGTAACCGAGAAGGATCTGAAGAAGGGTCAGAACATCACCCTGGACGCTCCTCTGCAGGCCTTGCTGAGCCCTCCCGAGGGCACTCAGATTACCTTCCTGAATATTCAGAAGTTCCTGAATCAGCACTACGTAAAGCAGGAGGTACCCAAGGAGGTGAAGGCGCCCAAGGAGCCCGTAGTTGCGGAGAAGCCTGCGCGCCCAAAGGTGAAGAAGGCGGCTTGCTGAATCCAGTGCGTAGCACTGCCTTCCCTGGCTTAAAAATATAGATAGTGTAATAATAAAAGATGGAGGTTCCCACTGGTCCTCCCAGAAGTGCCTTGGACGCACTTGTGGGAACTAAAGTGAAAAATACAGAATATTATCTCCGTGCATTTACCCATAAATCAGCGCTCAAAAGATACGAGGGACTCAAGTCCTCGTATGAAACTCTCGAATTTATGGGTGATTCTGTGCTAGGTTTTGTAGTTACAAAGTGGCTCTTCGATCGCCACGAGAAGGAGCAGGAGGGGTTTCTGACCAAGGCTCGTACGAAGATGGTCCGTGGGACAACCCTGTGTGAGATAGCCAAGGAACTCTGCTTCGACAAGTGGATTCTCATGGACGAGAAGGGAATCCGCAATGGATGGAACACTAACCCTAAGATCCTTGAAGACGTGTTCGAGGCTTTTGTTGGGGCCATCTATCTTGATCTTGGAATGGTCTATGCAAAACAATTTATTTTAAAATCTTTTGAAAAAATCGAGACTGATGTGAACTTTGACGACAACTACAAGGATCAGCTCATGCGCTGGTGCCAGGCGGAAAAGATAGACCTTCCCGAGTACAAAGTTGAGGGAAATGTGAATGGAATATTTGCAGTGTCACTAATAGTAGATGGCGCAAAAATGGGCTGTGGGTACTCCAGTACGAAAAAACAGGCCGAACAAAATGCAGCAGAACTCTTACTTAAGACAGACAAGCGGTTTAAGAGGAATGGAGGCCCCGCTTCCAAAAGTACAGGAACTCCTGAACCGCAAATACTTCGAGCAGAGAAGTGATGAATGGCTTGCACTTCGCGAGAATATGCTCACCGCCAGTGATGTGGCGAGCGCACTTGGGCACAATCGCTATGAAAAGCCAGATGATCTCTTAGTAAAAAAGGTACTGAAGAAGGCTTGGGCTGGAAATGCGGCCACGGCCCACGGGACTCTCTTGGAGCCAGTCGCACGAGACTTGTATGACGCAAGAACGGGCCGCAAAACCCATGAGATTGGCCTTGTGCAGCACCCCAAGTATCCCTTTCTAGGAGGATCCGCCGATGGCATCACCGAGGATGGTCTCTTGGTAGAGATCAAGTGCCCTTTGACTCGCAAAATTGAGGACAAAGTTCCTGAGCATTATCTTCCTCAGATTCAACTTTTGCTAGAGATTTTGGACTTTGAAGACTGTGACTTTGTGCAGTACAGGCCCGCTTCCGTCAAGTACGTGAAGACCAAAGGGCCATGTGAAGAGGATGGTAACATCCCACGAGATGCTGAAATCCCAGTTCCTGAGATATTCATGGTGACCAGAGTTACCCGGGATCGCGCCTGGTTTGAACAACATATCAAGACTATGCAGACCTTTTGGGATCGCGTCGAGGGGGCTCGGAAAAACGGGTTATGTGAGGTTGAGTGGGACGAGCCCCCCACGCAACAAATACATTGTGAAGTTATAGAAGATGCTCCGCAAGACTGCACCAAGCCTTGGGTGGAAATGCCCGCACAAGCCCAAGTTTCTTACATGCAAGGAATGCGCGGGGAACTTTTGTGCGAGGTGCATTCAGCTTGAGGTGCATTATTGCCCCAATCTGGAAACACGTGCTAAAAATGAAAAAGATGTGCTGTCATCAAAACTAGTCAAGGTGGTTGCTCCCAAGGTCCTCAAGATCTGAGTGCTTCGCACTCGTCTCTAACGCTTCATGCGCGTGACGGCGTAGGCTATAACGGCCAGGACAGCCACTAAAAGCACGGGATTCCCGCCCGAGGCGCCGCGTCGCCGCCTGATGTAGTCTGGCAACTTCTGCGACCCGATAAAGTCTTTATCGTAGACGTAATTGAAGTTGATATCAGGACGAACCCAAGATGCTGAGCCGTCCCAGTTCTGGTACTTGCGCGCTGGAAAAGCGGGGAAAGGGGCGGTGGGCTTGCCAGGCATCGTGTTGAACCACATATTACTCGCGTCATTAAGGGCCATTACGTCAAAGTGCTTCAGGTCGCGGTTCGTGTCGAGGCGGTCGGATCCAGCCGAGGTGTCGTATGGGCGCGTGAAGGTGCCGTCTGGCTGCCAGTTGTGCGACCCATCACTGGACACTCCGTATGTACCAGTCCACGTGTATGGATTGAAGCGATTCATGCTTAGGTCATCGTCTTGCATAAGCGCCGTGGCCATTAATAGACGCCGACATTTTCTTTGTAGATCTTGCCCTGGACCTTTTCACGGTGAAGGGACCACATCTGGTCAAGATCAATATTAAGCATACCCGCAAGTTGGAAGAGGTAACTGAAGACGTCTCCCATCTCCTGAGTCACGTCAGTTCCCTTGTCTTTCTTGAGCCCGGTCTTGCGATAGGTCCTTAGCATTTGACGTATCGCGCTGGCCAACTCGCCACTTTCCTCCGTGTAAAGCATCCATACCGTACTTATCGTCGCCTTGTCCCATCCCTTGTGCTTGCACATCTGCATAGTCTCATCTCGATACTGATTCATCTTGGATTTTTAGGTCACATCTTGTTTATCTGGGACAGAGGCTTCCTGAACCTGATGACGAGGAATATGCACGCGAAAAGGAGGACCATCTCCGTGCCAAGCTTCCAGTTTTCCACAGTCTCCTTGCTGGCTCCACGGGCCGTCACCCGTGGCTCGACGACGGCGTTACTGAAGAGGCGTATGGCCCGATCAATAGCGAAGAAAATGAAAAATCCTATGAGGATATCATCGAGGGCCTTCATGTATTAGAATCCAAACTTAAAATTCTGAGGGAGCTTGTTGCCGTATGTGCTGGTGCTGGTCGGTCGAGGGTCGGGCACGGGGTTGGCCATAATGTCCCGAATATAGACGAGCTGCTGGAGAACGCCTGACTCGACCGTCTGCGCCGCCTCCGTCACTACCGCGCGATTCATGGCATCGAGTTGAAACTTGACGTTGGTGTTTGGGTCTCCTCGCATATTCACAAAGACTTTCTTCATCAGGGACTGAAGGTCTGGGTCACTCTGACGATCTATAGTATAGCCCGTACTTGCCTTGACCTTCTGGATGATTTGCCGATGTATTTGCTCTCGGTTGAATTCAGAAAAAAAAGCCGTGTCTAGCGGCGTGGGAAGATACTTGGTCGCCATTACTAAAGGGCGGCATAAAAAAATAGACAACTTGTAATGCAAATGAAAGTCTTCAAGCGTGATGGTTCTGTGGAAGAGATGCTCTTTGACAAGGTCACTTCGCGGATCCGAAAGTTGTGCCAAGGACTGGATGTAGCCCCTGATCGGGTCGCCCAAAAGGTTTTTTCAAACATGTATGATGGAATTCACACGAGTGAGATTGATGCGCTGAGTGCCGACGTTGCCATTGATTTGATGACTGAAAATCCAGACTATGAAACCTTAGCGACTCGCCTGACCGTCTCCAACATGCACAAGACAAGCCCCAAGTGCTTTTCAGATTGCGCGCTGGCTCTTCACGCCAAGGGTCTTGTAAGTGAGGAATTTATCAAGAATGTGACCCTGGCTCTGGACGGTGTGATCAATCATGATCATGATTACTCTTACGGATTTTTCGGAATCAAGACTCTACAGAGGAGCTACCTTCTTCCAGGGGAGACTCCTCAATACATGCTCATGCGGGTTGCTCTAGGTATTCATGGAGGGGACTTTGAGAGGGTCAAAGAGTCTTACAATCTCATGTCGGCCAAGTACTTTACTCACGCCACACCAACCCTGTTCAACGCTGGGACCCAGAGGCCCCAGATGAGCTCGTGTTTCCTTGTGGCTATGAAGGATGACTCGATTGAGGGAATCTACGACACTCTCAAAGAGTGCGCACAGATCTCCAAGTGGTCGGGCGGGATAGGCATCCACTGCTCGAATGTACGGGCGCGGGGTACTCCCATCAAGGGGACAAATGGAGTGGCCGATGGTCTTATTCCGATGCTCCGAGTATTCAACAACACTGCTCGGTATGTGAACCAGGGAGGAGGGAAGCGCAAGGGTTCGTTCGCCGTCTACCTGGAGCCTTGGCACGCAGATATTCTAGAGTTTCTGGATCTTCGGCTGAACCAGGGTGACGAGGAGTCAAGGTGCCGTGATCTCTTCACGGCCTTGTGGATCTCTGATTCATTTATGAATTCAGTAGAAAAGAACCAAGACTGGTGGCTCATGTGCCCTCACGAGTGCCCAGGTCTTCAGGATGTCTATGGGGCAGAGTTCGAAGAGTTGTACGCCAAGTATGTCTTACAGGGAAAGTTCCGCAAGGTTCTCAAGGCGCGCCAGATATGGGACGCCATTCTCAGGTCCCAGATTGAGACAGGGACGCCTTACATGTGCTACAAGGACTCTGTGAACGCCAAGTCAAACCAGAAGAACATAGGCACAATTAAATCCAGCAATTTGTGCACAGAAATTATGGAGGTTTCTGGGCCTGATGAGACGGCTGTATGTAATCTGGCCAGCATCTCCTTGCCCGCTTTTGTTAAGAGTTCCGGTGATTACGACTACAATAAGCTCCATGAAGTGACCCGTGTGATTACTCGGAACCTGAACCGAGTTATAGATCGGAACTACTACCCAACAGAGGCTGCTCGCAAGTCTAACCTCCGTCACCGTCCTATTGCCATAGGCGTGCAGGGCCTGGCCGACGTCTATATGATGCTTGGTCTAACCTTTGATGAACCGCACGCTCGTCAGTTGAACAAGGCTATATTCGAGATAATCTATCACGCGGCCCTGACAGAGTCGTGCGAATTGGCCAAGGAGGAGGGCCCATACGAAACCTATGAAGGTTCTCCCGCCTCGCAAGGAATCCTACAGTTGGACATGTGGGGGGGCGAACCGAGCATGTACAACTGGAATGCCCTCAAGGACAAGATTGAAGTCTGTGGCCTCAGAAACTCACTTTTGGTCGCACCTATGCCAACCGCCTCTACCGCCCAAATTCTAGGGAACAATGAGGCATTTGAGCCTTACACAACCAATCTGTATCTCAGGCGGACATTGGCAGGAGAGTTTGTGATGATCAACAAGCATCTTGTTCGCGACCTACAAAAGCTCGGCGTCTGGACGAAGGGAGTCAAGGATCAGATTATCGCGGCCAACGGTTCGGTTCAGGACCTCCCGGGCCTGCCAGCCCGGCTCAAGGACATTTACAGAACATCTTGGGAGATTTCTCAGAAGAGTATTTTGGATATGGCGGCTGACCGCGGGGCCTTCATAGACCAGTCACAGTCTCTGAACATCTTCATGGAGAGCCCCACCACGGCCAAACTCAGTTCTATGCATATGTACGGGTGGAAGAAAGGGCTCAAGACGGGTATGTACTACTTGCGGACCCGGTCAAAGGCCCAGCCCATCAAGTTTACCATAGATCCAGCCGTCGAACAGGCGAGACTGACTTGTTCACGCGAGAACCCGGAGGCGTGCGTGATGTGCTCCGGGTAGGCGATAGCCGCCTCATCCTATTCGCGCTCCCCGGATTGTACTTGGCCTTTTGATTCACAAGACTATTCCAATTTATTACAGGTATTCCCTTCCGAGTCACCTTACCGATGAGGGAGGGCGCCCTTTGACCACCGGCACGAAGCACGTCTATCTTGTGCCGCCCACGAGACCACTCGACATGGTTCCAGCTCCCAGGGCCTGGTCGGTTTCCATTGAACCCCATATTTATCAAAGCCTGAAAAATATGAGGAGCATTCTTTCTATTTACGACGAGGTCGATGTTGCGGGGCTCGCGGGCCCCAGGGTGGTGCAGACGCGCCGCCATACTCCCGCCCACGGCCCACCCAGGGTAGCCGTGCAGCCTATTCCCCAGGGCCCTCAGCAGGGAATTGAGGTTTGAATAATTACGCGGAGGACTTCGAACTGGAGTGCTCGGACTATTCATATATAATTAAACAAACTAAATTTTAAGGAACCATGGATGAGTGCTGGAAGAATCTTCCGGACGATCTGGTACTAAAGATTGTCGATATGTCGAATGATATTGACCTTCGTCGATCTTTTGGTTTCAAGCCTCGAAAGCTCGACGAGAGCCGTGCATGGCGTCTCTGGTACTTGCTGAAATCTCATGATGGTCTGATTTACAACTTGGAGACCAAGTCTCTGCACATACTTCGGATCCCGGGTTGCCACGTCATCAGGCGGCCGATAGATCTGGACTATGTAGATAGATGGGCTTGGATTTTCAATCAGGAACACAAGTCTCACACTGTAGAGATTACAACCTCCGCGGGAAAGTACTGTTTTATTCCCGATGCGAATGATTATTTTCATACAGAACTCAAGGTTCTTTTAAAGGGTTCGGGTCTTGCGAGAATGATTAATTTCTCTGGGACAACTTTTTGATTTCAGAGTTGTAGTGGTTGACCATCTTGGCGTACTGATTACGGATTTGTATAGCATGAGCCTTCTTGGCCTCTAGGACATTCCTGGCACTGTTGCGCGGACTCGCGCGAGGGGCGCGGGGAGGGCGACCCGCGGAGGGCCGTCCAGTTGAGCGCGCGGCGCG